TGTTCTTCTAAATCCCTACCGCAAGAACAAGAAAAGTTTTCTTCTCTATCAATTTGTTCTAGTTTTCTTTGAGCCCATTCAATACCTTCAGTTCCGCCCCAACCTAACCAACTAACATATCCTTTATCTTTCCACGGAGTACCTTTGTATTTCTCGTCAATCTCAGAATTTTTCCTGTGTCTTTCAAACGCTGCCATTCTTGCGATAGTATCTCTACTGATATTTTCTCTTTTACACAATTGATTTGCACGTGCAAGACCTGTTTGAGTCATACCTTTTACCTCATCTCTTCCGTGTTCATCAATCCATCTTAATACTTTACAAGCGTTTTCTGACGCCGCCTTAGGATAATCATTATATGATTCAAATAAACCTCTAGATATTTCAATCACAGAACCTTGTTTCTGTGCCTTACGTTCCGCATTTTCCTTACCTATATTACTATCACAAGGATAATAATATTTAGTTTGATTACCCCATTGGGCGTAACACTTACCTTCACTATCTTTTTTATGTTTTACTGGCATAACTTTTTAAATTTTAATAATTAACAATCGTAACAATAATCATCACCTTCTGTAGGATCATTATAACTTCTACTAACAAAGTCTTGTGGACCTCTTTTGGGTATATAAATACCATTGAAATAACTTTTACTATTTCTATTCAAATTCTCTTTAGAATTGGTTTGTCTATATTCTGGAAATAGTTGTGTTCCATAATCAACCAGATACTTAACAAGACGTTTTGAATAAAACTCTGCCATATCACGGACATTCTGTCTCAAATACTTAATCTCATCCAGTCCCGAAGGATCTCCAAACTCACTTCTATCTTGTGTAACAGACTTATTCGTCAATTTAAAATTCAGTGTTGGTAACGAGTAATAGATAGTCCATTCCGCAACCATATTTTGAATATAGTTTCTAATTAAATTTTCCTCATCGGAATTTAAATCATTATTGATAACACCTTCTTTTAATCTATCAAAGAAATCACTACCTAAAATGGTTTGAAGATTAATATCTTGAGAACGATATATGAATGGGATCAGAAGGTCGTCATCGATGTTTTTAGACAACGGGGAATACTCCTTTAAAAAAGTCGTAGATATAAATTTTACTCTATCATTTGTCATTATAATTCATATTTTTTAAGTTGTAATTCATCTGTATTCAAAATCTCATTAAAACACTCTTCTATCTGAGTCTGACGAGGGGACACGTAATTTGACTGAAATTCATTTTGTAACTCTTTCCTTTCCTCAGTACTACCCAATTTACCGGGAGTTAAAATAACAAGTTGTGGAGGGATCGCGTGTCCCATAACAATATTTCTTTCCGTCATATCTTGTAACATTACAAAACGATCATCTGAATCGTTTAACTGAATTGGTATCAATTCTGGTTTTCCATCCTGACCTTCACTATACGTTAATATAATTTTTCCTGAATTATCAGTTCCAGAATAATTTCGTTTAAATTCTCTGTAAAAATCCTCCTGTTCTTCTACTGCTGGTATTCCAGTACTGAAATTTAAAATAAATGACGGTGAGTAACCTTGTTTTAACTGGTTGAGGTGAAAACGACTGACTTGATAATCCATTTCTATCCAATTCATCGTTGTAGAGTAATTAGGTATAGGATATAACCCATCAGTTTGAGGATTGTACTCTGAATAAAAATATAGTTGTTTTCCTTGTTTTACATATGGATTATAACCTCTAATTAATTCTGGTTCGTATTCTGGTTTTTTATACTGATCCCAATCCTCACAAAACCAATAATGTTCGAATGGAATTTCTTCACATTCAGTACCAATTCGTATTTTGTGAAACGGAATGTGTTTTAATGAAACAATATTAACTCCCTCTCTATCATATATTACTTCCAACGCAAAACCATTAAATAACTCATAATCTAAATCAACCCTTTTTACTACTTTATTTAATTTATTTTTTTCAATAAATTCTTGTAATTGTAAGTTAGTTACATCCTCCCAACCTTGTCCCGCAATCATTCGTACCTTTCGATCGATAATAGATTTATGGGTCGTACTTCCATACGCGTTATAGATATCTAAAACGTATTTTGGATAGTTATTTTTATCTCCCCATTCGATTAGGTGTAATTTTGGATTGTATTTATAAGAGGGTACTGTGTAGGCCTCGTTGAAGTTAAATATCTTTATTGCGTGTTTTGGTGTATTTTCCATATTATTCAAATGTATAATTTTGTTTTGTAGCATTGTTATAAGTCGATTGAGTAAATCCTGTTCCCTCTACGATACATTTACCGCTTTCGACTATATTAGTACTCGCCGATAAGGAGATCGTCCCTCCAGTGTACTGATGACAATAATAATCATATGTACCACTTTGTAGGTTATATAGTGAGTCATCAATAGTAAACTGATTCCATCTAATAGTATTAGGTGATGTATCACCACTTAATACTATCAATGTATTATCTTTGTTTTGATTACTGTATAATTGTAAAAAATAAGGATTGTTACCAATACTTTTTTCGTATAGTGTAAAAATAACCTGATTTGATACTCCTTTATTAATTGTTATCATTTTTTAATTTAAAATATATATAATGCATTTTTGTTTCATATTTAAAAAAAAATTTGAACTTTTTCAAAAAAGTTTGATATTTATTTAAAAAGGTCATTGCCAATTAAAATATTATTTGTACATTTGAAATATAAACAATTAAAAAATAAAAATTATGACAATTTGTGAAAAAAAATTATTAAAAGTAAACTTACCTGATGGAATGTATGTTTTACAATATGAATGGAAAAAATACGGGCGAGGTAGAAAAGATTTTCAAAATACAGAAAAAGTATTGGTTAAAAACGGAAAAATTAACGCGGATACATTTTTATACGCCGCCGACATTTACAGAAAAAAATCAGGTTTATTAGATGACCTTTGGATTGAAGACGTAATAGTTTATTCGAATGGTTGTATCGGGTATTTAACAGGATCTTAATTAAAATGAACTATAAAAAGATATATAACGATTTAATGGAGAAATCCAAATCAGAGAATAGGGTTAAACATAATGGTATTTATTATGAAGCACATCATATTATACCTAAGTGTTTGGGTGGTAAAGGTAATTGTAAACAATGGGAAACACATCCTAATATTGTTTTATTAACCGCCAAAGAACATTTTATTGCCCATAAACTATTATGTGAGATTTATCCTGATAATCATAAATTGATATATGCGTATTGGAATTTTGTTAATGGACGTAATGATAGTAATCATAAAAATAAATTTCAATATAAAATAGGTTCGAGAGAATACGAAAGAATAAAAATTTTAAGATTTAAATTATTAAGAAATGAGAATTTATTATCTGTTGAAGAGTTTATTGAAAAATCAAAAAAAGTACACGGAGATAAATATGATTATTCTTTAGTTGATTATCAGGGTACACGTAAAAAAGTTACCATTATTTGTAAAAAACACGGAGAATTTCGACAAACACCCGGTTCACATATGAGTAAAAGGGGATGTTCTGAGTGTGGAAAAGAAAAAAGTATATCTGCGTTAATTGGTAGAAAAAAAAGTGATGAAACCTTAAAGAAAATGTCAGAAAAAAGAAAATCTAATACTAAAGAGTTTATTGAAAAATCAAAAAAAGTACACGGAGATAAATATGATTATTCTTTAGTTGATTATGTTAATGCACATACTAAAGTAAAAATAATATGTAAAATACACAATGAGTTTGAACAAACGCCGAATACACATTTATGTGGTAGTGGATGTAAAAAATGTGCTACCATAAGAACTGGTGAACTTAATAAAAATAGGGAACAAAAATATAGAAAAATTAAACAACTTACTAAGGATGGTGAATTAATTAAAATTTGGGATAATATTAATGATATCGTAGATGAGTTAAAATGTACCAAACCTAGTATATATCATTGTGCACAAGGTAAAAGAAAATCAGGTAAAGGTTTTAAATGGGAATATGTATAAAAAAAGAGGATAGCCAATTAAGACCATCCCCCTTATATAAATTTAGAAAACCTAAACTAGAGAAATTCTAATTACGAACCTACAGTAATATCAGTTCCTAATAGAGAACCTTCCATTAAATAGATTCCGTTAGGAGATTTCCAATTCACGGTGAGATTTGCGCCATTCATATCTGTAAGTGCAACACCTAAAGATGCAGTAGATTCAGTTGCTCTACCAGCTGATTCAACACCACAGAAGTAAAAATCACCCGCGTTAGATTTAACCACCGCAAAAAGAGGTGCTCTACCAATCGCAACCAATAGATTTCTTAAATCTGCGTCTAATTCGATAAATTTAAGTGATAAGTTAGTATCATAATAAACCGTACCATTTTCTCTTGAAATGGTGCCGGGTTGTTCGATCCCTGCGAACTCAATATCTTGATCCATCAAGTATACTGATTCTGTAGTAGTTACACCTGTGATTACGTTGTCTGCGTCAAAAGTAAAAGTTGCGTCAGCATCCCAAGTACCTAACCATACCTTCTCAACTCCGCCCACACTTGAACATCCTGCAACGAATCCGGTACTTAATACACAATTAAAAGCCATAATATATAATTTTTTTTATTTTTTTATTATTTAATTATTTTTTTTTATTAAAGAGGGAGGTTTATGTTCCTCCCTCTATATTTTTTTTAGATTATACTAATGTGAAATCTACAACAAATCCAGGGAATGCGAAGTTTACACCTACTTTACCTTTGAAAAGGAAACGGATTTCATCATTATCTTGTGAATACCATAAAGAAAATGATTCAAAATCGTTTAACAAATCTGTTCCGAAATATAAGTTAGACGCTTTTGAAAGAACCATTCTGTTCGTACCATTCAATCCTCTAATTGCTATCAATCTGCAATTAGTTCCGGGAATCATTTGTGAGAAATCTTGTCCTTGATTCTCTGCTCCTGAGTATGCGAATAAGTTAGCATCTCTCAACGCTTTAGCGTACAATCTGTATGTTTCATAACCTACAAACAAATGTAAATCATCAGAATTGATAATGTCTGTTGGAATCGCAGCAACCATATCATCAACTAAGTCGATAATGTTAGATGCAGTAATCGCAGTTGCAGAAGAAGTGTTACCAGTAACTACGTTACCTGCCTCATCATCAATCACTTTAAGGAAACCATCACATAACGCTAGGTTACCTACACCAGTTGATGTATTACCTTTCCAGATGATGTCTTCGATAGTTGCATTCACTTTCGCCGCCTTTTCTTCTGTGAAGATTTGTTCGAATGGCATCTCTGTGTTATACGAACCAGCGTTCATCATCTTTT